GCCCCCTCCGCCACCGCCGCCCGTTATTGTGACCCTGATCCGTTTTGTTCCTGGCGTCGGGGTGTACGTACCTGATGAGGTGAAAACCCGGGTATTCAGCCAGCGTCCAACGTATCCACTTGCATCGCTCAGACCAAGATATTGAATAACCGCCTGTGTACTTGCTTTATCCAGAATATTCCGTCCAACGTTAGTCAGGGTTGTCAGGCTGGCTGTATCATTCCCCGTAAAATACGGAAGTTTGTCTGCCGCAGTGGCAAGGCCTGCCAGTGCGGTCAGTGTGGCGTCGGCAGGTTGTTTTCCATTGGCAAGGTCATATACAGCCTTCACAGCTTTTGGTGTGGCAGCCTGCGTTTCTGACGTGCTGTTAGTGGCGCTGCTGAGTTGCACGGTACCTTTTACCGTCAGTGAAGCTGCAGGCACATCCGTTATCTGGCTCCACGGATGCGTGTGACTGACAGGTGCCTTACCTGCTGCAAGGTCATATGCCGCCTTCACTGCCTTTGGTGTGGCAGCCTGCGTTTCTGACGTGCTGTTAGTGGCACTGCTGAGTTGCACGGTGCCTTTTACCGTCAGTGAAGCTGCAGGCACATCCGTTATCTGATTCCACGGGTGTGTGTGACTGACAGGTGCCTTACCTGCTGCAAGGTCATATGCCGCCTTCACTGCCTTTGGAGTGGCGGCCTGCGTTTCTGATGTGCTGTTAGTGGCGCTGCTGAGTTGCACAGTGCCTTTTACCGTCAGCGAGGCTGCAGGTACACCTGTTATCTGATTCCACGGGTGTGTGTGACTGGCGGATGCTTTACCTGCTGCAAGATCATATGCAGCCTTCACAGCCTTCGGTGTTGCGGCCAGTATTTCGGATTCACTGTTGGTCGCACTGCTTAACTGAGTAAAACCTTTTGCGGTCAGCGAGGCGTCCGGGTGACGTCGTGACTGTTCGTGCTCTGATATTTTGTCATCCACATACTTGCGAGTTGCCAGTACTACAGCAGGGTCGATTTTCAGGGTGATATTGTCCGTACTGCTGGTAATCAGCACCATGCGCACGGTCTGGGTGCGCCCGCTGCCTTCAGCCAGTTGCGGTTTATAGCTTTCCGGGCAGTTCCCCACGGCAATCAATGCCCCTGACTCATCAAACAGGCCCACTTCACGTATCCACCAACCGCCCTCGTTTTCAGGGATCACCTGTTCAGCAATAATCTGGCTGCTGTTCTGCGGGTCGATATAGAGCATATTCAGCGCAGCCCGGCGTTTCTCATTTACCAGTGCAGTCTGCTTTGCGTCCGGCGTCGGCAATGCTCCGCCGCCATCGCCCACCGCCATATGGGTAATTTTTAGCGGCACACCAAGCGCGGCGGCGCTGGCAAGTTTCGCCGCGCCAATATCCGTCAGCAGGGTATAAAATTTTGTGCTCATGGATTCACTCTCATTGTGTCAATAACATGGACCGCCCCGCCTTCATGCGCGGTGCCGCCGGAAATAATTGTTTCGTTGATATACGGATAGATCGTGATTTCTTCGCCAAGATAGCTGGCGGCTCCCACCCAATGCGGGCCGCTGGTCTGCAGGTTGATGGACATGCCGCTCATGTGACGGCTACATGGTTTGGCATCGCTTATCAGTCGCTCAAGTTCCAGATAGGTATCTTCAGTGATGCCCTGGTCCTGCACGCCGATATCCAGACGAAACGTGCCCGGTGCCTCTCCGGTCTGCCACCACTCAATAATGCGGATCAGAAAGCCGAACGGCTCCACCACCCGCCGCACGGCACTGGTGGTCCCTTTATGCTGATGAATATAAAAAGCATCCTTCACCACCTGGCGCTTGACGCTTTCTGTCCAGCCCTCGTCCCAGCGATCCACAGAGAACGCCCAGGCGAGATAAGGCAGGAAACTGACCGGACAGGTAGCCGGATTCCACAAGTCACGCAGCGGCACCTGCAAATCAGAAATCCCGCTACAGGTTTGCGCCAGTCGGCGCTCCAGTGAAGTTGAACCCGGTGGCAGCAGACTATTCATCCGCTCCTCCGTTGGTTACGCTCCACTGCGTACATGATGCCGCCTGTGTTTTGTTCAGGACCACATCCGCCAGCGGAGAAGCCAGTTCCACACGTTGAACACCCTCAACATGCAGAGCAGCAAAGATGGCGCTACGGCGAATATCCCGACCAAGCCTCGTCTGGCTGGCAATGTACTTCTGCAGACTGGCTTTTGCCGCTGCCATTACCGGCTCTGCTTCCGGTCCCGGATAGAGAAAAATGGTGGCTTCCACGCGATACGGAATGATTTCTGCGCTGCGAACCGTAAGACGGTCAGCCACCGGGCGGACGTTCTCACTGTTCAGGGCTTTCTCCACCACATCCAGCAAGTCTTTTTCTGCTGTTCCGTCGCCTTCACGACTCAGGACAGTCAGTACCACCTCTGCAGGTGCCGGACTGGTTGCACTGGCATCCGCCACCCGACCGTCGGCGCTTCGGGCATGAAATTCATAAGCGGCAGTTGGCCCCGCAACAGAAAGCCCTTCAAAGGCTGCGGGCACACGCAGGCGTAACGCTTCATCGCTTTCCATCACAGCCGCAACGGGTGGCACAGCGTCATTATCAGCAGGCGTCACCGTCAGGCGTTTCACGTTGTAGTTGGCAGCGAGCTGGTCAAGATCGCCGCCCATCGCGTAAGCCACCATCACAGCCTGCGCGGCTTCGTTAATGCGCTGGCGCAGAAGCAACTCACGGTAAGCGTTCTCCTGCAGCAATTTGGTGACGGGTTCAGATTCCAGTTCCAGCGTGCGGATCACGGCTTCCTGCTCATCTTTCGGATGAAGCGCAACAAATTCGGCCCTGCGTTCGGCAAGCAGCGTCTCAAAGTCCGGCACATCGACAATCTGCGGCGCAGGCAACTGCGAAAGGTCAATCACTGCCATTCTCTGCTCCTGTTGATACGGAAAGGGAAACAGGCACACCGTTATTACGCCGCCCGGTCAGCCCCACCACCATTGAACCGTCAAAATTGCTTTTAATGGTGATGGAATCCAGCGTCAGCCGTGGCTCCCAGCGACTCAGCGCCACATACACTGCCGACATGACCTGCAGGCGTAATGCCGGATTTTGTGGCTGGTCTATCAGTGTCGACAGCAGGGAACCATATTCACGACGGGCAATGCGGCTACCCTGCGGTGTCAGTAGAATGTCCCGCACCGACTGACGCAGATGGTCAATATCAGTAATGGCTTTACCGCTGGTATTGTTCATCCCGATATAAAGCGTCATACCGGGCCTCCGGTTGTATCGCCGCCTTTCAGGACGCCAGTATGCTGATGCGCATCAACCACGATCCCGTTAGAACTCATCGCTCCGCCGCCCTGGGTAACGCCACCATTGATCACCACTTCGCTGTTAATGCGCGTGCGGTCAGCCTCCAGTACAAACTCACTGGTTTTCATGGTGATGTTGTCAGCGGCCTCAATGACCATTGATTTGATGCCCCTGACATACCAGCGCCCGGTGGCGGGTTCGTATTCAAACCAGCCGCCGTCCGGGTATTCCGTCACGTTGCCGTCCTCAGAGCCTGAAGGTGGCGGAAACTGGTTTGAGTAGACCGCAGGCAGGGCAAACGCGGTTTCCAGATTGCCGCCAAGGCTGAACAGCACAACCTGCTCACCCACAGACGGTTTCCACCAGGTGCGCGATTTGCCCGCGCGCAGCGTCAGCCAGTTAATCCAGTTGGTTTCAAGGTCGCCCGTTTTCACCCGACAAAGCCAGTGTTCCCGGTCCACTTCGGTGACTACACCAGTGCGGATCAGATTGGTGATAAGGCGCATGATTTCGGTTAATTGTGCGTTCATAGGGAAAGGTTGCCATCAGGGGAAGAAAGGCGGCAGTGCTGCAACTTGTATCAGTGCTGATACAAAAATCACCCCGCCAACCATTGCAGAATCATGTCGCGGGTCATTGCCTCAACATCATCATTTACGCCCAGAAGGCGACGCTCTGCGTAACGGACCTCCGGTCCTTTGCGGCTGACGCGATCACGCAGGCCATAATGGTGGACGCGGGCAATGCGCTGCACCTTACCTTCAAACTGCACGCTGGCAGAGTCCTCGCTGGCGGCGGTTTTCAGGTATTTTGTGGTGCGAAGTTTTGTAAACATCTGCCGTTTGATACGGCCTTTTTTACTGCGTGCTGTTACCCTGCGCGGTTCATAACTGCTGCCATCTGGATTGCGCTGCATCCTGATATTCTGCTGCTGTGTCCGGCGCAGTTCCTGCGCCAGCTGGCGCATCATGCTGCTTCTCTTGGCTGGTTCCAGATTCGCCAGCAAGGCACTCAGCCAGTCGTCCACCTTCTGCAGTTCAGCCACGTTTCACCGTCCACATTTCTTCAGGTTCATCGGGTTCTGCTACAGCTTCAACGCTCGACACACTGCCGTCAGTACTGACCAGCACACGTTCCGTCAGTTGCAGGTTAAGGCTGATATCACAGACATCGTTGCGCAAAATATCCACCTCAAAGGTGAATAGCTTTTCCCGTAACGCCGGGTTATTGATGGCATCGGGCTGGTTATCCCGAAGCCACAGTAAAACCGGGGCCATCAGCAGATTCTGGTCGCCGCTGAAATCCTCTATCACCACGTTCAGGGTATAGCGGTACTCCCATGACATGGAGCTGGCCCCCGTGGCAACCAGCGAACCGTTATCCACAAACAGATGCAGTTTGTCCGGGTTATTGCGGACATAAGGCACCGCTTTATTGAGGGCGTGGCGCAGGGATTGTGGTTTGTTCACTGTTTCGCTCCTGACACGCAATAATCATGTCCACTTTGTCTGCACAGACCGCCCAGGCGGCCTCCGTTTCATCCAGCAACGCGTTCAGGTCACCGTTAGTGCGCGGCGCTGCCTGCCCCAGCCGACACGGCGTCACTCGCGGACAACCACTGACGGTAAGCTGCACCTCCGGTGAGTGTGGGGCGTTCCCGCAGCCGGATAATGTAAGCAGGCAAAGGAGTATCAGCCCAGCGGCGTAAATCCTCGTTCTCACGTTTCAGTTCCTCAATCCGGTGTAGTCGTTGTCTCAGCAGTACACTGGTCTGTTCTGCTTCGGCATAGAGCCGCGCCTGCTCCCGGTTATTGGTTTCAGTCAGAATGGACAGGCTGATAAGCTGGCTGTTGCTCTTTGCCAGTGCCTGGCTTTTGCTCCGAAGCTCGTCTGCCTGCGTGCTGATGGTCTGGCTGGCATCAGCCAGCCGCCACGTCTGCCAGCCCAGCGCCGCCAGTAATAACGCCAACACAACCAGCAGCAACCGGTTCATGCTGCTACCTGTTGCGCAATCTGATTACGGATCATCCAGAAGGCAATAACGGTCAGCAGATAAAAGACCAGGGTAATAGCCCACCCCGTCCAGGCGAAACTTACGACAATCAGCAATCGCATCACCCAGCTGATAAATACGTTTTCTTTTCGGGTAATGGTCTTTAGCAAAGATGCCCTCAACTCCTGCCAGAGCGGGCCGTTCTTAATTAACGCAGCCAGTGCTACCGGAATTACCGCCCATGTCAGCAAACAGGCTACCCAAACGCCGGACGCTGCCAGTACCGGAAAAATCCCCTGCGGATACACCATTGCTGCGATTAACAGCGCCATCCATAACATCAGAAACAGTCCGCTGATTAATTTCTTTTTCATTTCAGTTTGCTCCCTGTAAACACCAGGCCATCTCCCGCGCACGGCGGTTATCCAGCCCCTGATTAAAAACACCTTTCACATAAACCCAGCGCGGCAACTGTCGGCACGCATCTGCCCAGCGCCGCTGATTGAGTAATTTCACCAGCGTGGAACTGCAGGCATTGCCCGTTCCCACGTTGAAGGCAAACGACACCGCAGCGTCATACACCTTCTGCGGCGGCTGTTGCTTCACACACCTTTCCAGCGCCCGCTCCACACGCAGCACGTTGGAGATCAGCCCTTCTGCTGCCTGTCGCTCCGTAATGGTTTTGCCGGGAATGACGCCTGACGTATTACCAATGCCGTCGGTCCAGACACCCGCGCTGCACTGATACGGCTGCAGACGACAACCTTCGTAATCGGCAATCAGTTTCAGCCCCTCCACGGAGGTGTGAAGCTGCTGAAAACCCGGCAGCGTGGCAGCAATAGCCAGCACGGCCCCGACAAGGCAGCGTTTAACGATTGATGGATTCATAGTCCTCCCGCGAGATCTGCCCGTCGCGCAGAAGCTGGTAGGCTTTGTGTTTGTAGTACCAGTTGATAGCCAGCATCAGCACACCAATCATCAGGCCGCCCAGCGTTGAGGCATCCTTGATGGACAAATCGCCCAGCCAGGCCAGCACGACGGCGATGCAATACGTGATAAAGGCGCTGATTCGCTCAAGCGTCATAACTCAGTCCCATAGCTGGACGGTCTGCACGGTGGTGGTGGTCGGAATGTCCGGCAGCTCCACCTGCAGCCCGTGAGGTAAAAAGGGGCCGTATTCGGCAAGCCCCGGATTTGCCTTCAGTACCTGCTCCGTGACACCCTGCGTGCGCCCGTAATGACGCCAGCAAAGCGCGTCCACCGTGTCATACTGATGCGCACGCACTTTCATCAGATAAGCTCCACTGTGCAGTGCGGCGCATCCTGCACCCGGCTGATGGCCCAGCGGGCGTCACGCCACAAATCACCGCTGGCTTCTGCCAGTTCTTCGCCTCGCTTCACACCGGATGCCGTGGCGTCATAGTCCTGGTATCGTTCGTTGAGCATGGCGCGTGCCCAGCAGTAAACCGCGTTGAAATAGTGCTGAATGCGCTCACTTTTGCCGTCCAGCTGCTCCGCCGGAACCTCTGCCAGCGAGGCATATCCCAGCATCTGCTGGCGTCTGCGAAACTCATACAGCTCTGCGTTGACCTCCGAAATTGCCGACAGCGCAACCTGCTTTAAACGCGGCTGCGTCACCGTGCCGTCAGTGCGCATGACACTGCGAAACTCCGACAGGTCCACATCAGGCCAGAACGGCGTGTTTCTGATGATTTCCGCCTGTTCCGGTGCCTGTTCTGGCGCAACAAACTTCATGCTGCTTTCTCCTGAAATAGAGGGCGGTGGACGGGGTTTTGATGTGGCAGTGCCTTTCGCCACTCCGTGCCGCCCGTGCGCGGGGGCACGTTCTGTCAGCGGCTGTCATTGCGCAGTCTGCGCTCCAGCTGCTGTTTGTCTTTTTTCACGCCACTGCGGGGATCGAGCTGTAACGCATGGTTGAGATGATTAAGGGCGGAAGCCGGGTTGCTTTCACTCAGGACAGCGCCAATCGCTTTATGCAGACGCGCCCGTGACTGGTCCGGCATATCCAGACCATCTGTCAGCTCCAGCGTCTGCAGCAACAGATCGACATCAAAGCCGGTAGTGGCAAGCATTGCGCTCTGTGCCGCGTCTGCCATTTCCTCTGCCAGCACGGTCTGCACGTTGCGGTTACCCAGCGGCATCACCCAGCCATGACGCAGAGCATGACGCCCAATCTCCAGCGCCCCGGCATAATCTCCGGCATCAATGCGCCACAGCATCACGTACATCAGCACGTCATCCTGTTGAGCGCCTCCGCCAGCCAGGACACCCTCCGCCCAGGCGGCGTACTTCGGCAGCAGCTCCACTTTGATTTCCGCTTTTTTGACCGTGGACTGAACGCCCTTGAGACGGCGGCGGTCTTCCGCCAGTTGCAGCAGCATCAGGTCATAGCCCGACGCATGGCGAACACTGCCACCCTCACGAGCGGCCTGTTCAGCCTGAACGCGCAGGCGATGCTGCCGTGCGGGACTCAGGCTCATGGGTTACGCTCCGGCTTCTGCTGCAGCGGCGCTAAAATCGCCAATCTGGATGTTTTCCACCAGTGCTGCGCAGCGGTAGTCCTCAACCACATAGGCTTCGTTAACGGATTCAAAGTTTTCAATCCGGTCACGTTTCGGGTTGTCGATAACTGAACGGCGGCGGGTGTCTTCCTGCCAGTAGATGGACAGGTTATCCAGACGGGTGATCAGCAGCGCATTCGGCGGGAAGAATGGCGCACGCACGGCCTGCAGGCCACCCATGCGTTTCTGGCTGATGATCATATCGGCAGCCAGTTTTTCACTGTTTTCCTGCTCTTTGTTGACCAGCGGGAAATACTTGTCAGACAGCAGTTCACGACCGCAAATCACCACCAGATCGTCATCGTCCTGGTAGACCACGTCGATAAGCTCATTGACCGCATCCATCACTACAGCGTCCAGGTTGGCATATTCGCCACCTTTGCCGACTTTCACTGCGCCCGGTGTGGTTTTACCGCCCGTGGTGGTGCTGCCCATGACGTGATCCGGTGCATCCTCACGGATTTTCTGCAGCCAGCCTTTGTTCACATCCTGCAGCAACGGGTTTTCGCTACGGTTGGAGGTTTTCGCACGCTTCACGCCGTTAAAGCCGATCATGATGCGGTCCAGTGCCTGACGTTTCACGATGGCGTCACGGATACGCACCTGGAAATCCTGAAACTTCGCCCACAGGTCCAGCTTCGCGTAGGTCAGCACCGTATCAAAGTTGGTCTGCTCGCATTTATATTCCACATCGACCATCAGCGTCGGATCGACAGGCTCACGCTCTTTTGCGGTGGTATCAGTGGTTCCGGCAATGGTGCTGCCAACACCCAACCCCAGCAGTTGACCGGACTGTTCAGTCACCGGGGTGACATTAATCAGCGTCAGGAAAGCGGCGGACTGCTGGATCTGGTCTTCCAGCGTCTGCTGCACAGACGGCTCCACGGTGAACTTGCTGGACAGTTCTTCAACTGCCACACCGTTCAGACGCGCCAGCTGCTGCAGGTAAGCGTTAAAAGCAAAGCGGGTATTCTTCTTCATCAGGTTTTGTGCTCCATCAGCAATTGGTCAGAGTGTCAGCGGGGGCGTTACCGCCTGTTGCACGCTGGCGGTAGTCCTGGCGGCTGTCTTCATGGCTCAGCTTGTCCACCAGTTCGTCAAAGGCGGTCAGCTGTGCCTGCAGGGCTGTCTCCAGCTCAGACAAGCGTTCTTCCTGTTCAGACAGGGATTTTTCGGTGCGCGCACTCAGGTTTTGCTGCTCAGTGGCGACCAGCTCCACGGCCTTATGCACATCAGAGAACCGGGCATCGTCTGACTGCTCTTTTTTGGTGAACAGCGCCGTGACGCGGGCAAACAGGGACGGTTTGTCGTCCTGGACTTCCTCCAGTTCGATCACCGTTTCTTCTGCAGCGGTAAAGAGATTGGCAGGATTCTGCTTGCGGTTTGCCAGCGGGTTATGGGCTGCACTGGCGCTGAATGTCAGCATTTCAGTGCCCAGACTGGCAGGGTCATCAGTGGCAGCCAGGCCGACCAGGTAGGCTTTGCCCGTATCAGCGAACTTCGGGCTGACTTCCATAGAGGTGAATAATTTCTGGCCTTTTTTCACCAGTTCCACCAGGGACTCCGTTGGCTCAACGTCGGCATACAGCGCCATCTTGCCTGCCAGCGGACCTTCCTTGATTTCTTCAGCAAACAGCGCCGTCACCTTGCCGTAGCGGTTAAAGGTGCTGTCCGGCAGATAAGACTTGATGTGCTCAAGGTTAATCAGCGCGGTATACACCGCCGGGTTGTAGCTGGCTGCCATCTGTTCCAGCCATTCACGCTGGATTTCGCGTCCGTCGGTGGTGGCACCTTCCACCCCGATGCGAAAACGCTTTGCTTTCACTGTCATGAGCCGTGCTCCGTTAGAAAAAACTTACTGGAGCCTTATGGTTGCGGTGATAGGGGCAGTGAAACAATGCGCGGTATTTGTACCGACAACCACACAAACCGCAGGCGGGGAAAGCCTTCATTCAAGGCTGTAGGTTTGTGCCATGAACACCACACTGACACCCGCAGATCTCGATCCCCGTCGGCAGGCCATGCTGCTGTACTTTCAGGGATACCGCGTCGCCCGCATTGCTGAAATGCTGGGCGAGAAAGTTGCAACCGTTCACAGCTGGAAAAAACGCGACAAGTGGGGTGACTATGGGCCGCTGGATCAGATGCAGCTCACCACCGCCGCACGCTACTGCCAGCTCATTATGAAGGAGCACAAAGAAGGGAAAGATTTCAAAGAGATTGACCTGCTGGCGCGCCAGTCGGAACGCCACGCGCGGATCGGCAAGTTTAACAATGGCGGCAACGAAGCCGACTTAAACCCTAACGTCGCCAACCGTAACAAAGGCCCGCGCCGTCAGCCGGAAAAGAATGTTTTCACCGATGAACAGATTGAGAAGCTGGAAGAAATCTTTCATTCCTCCATGTTCAACTACCAGCGCCACTGGTGGGAAGCCGGAAAAACCAACCGCATCCGCAACCTGCTGAAGTCACGCCAGATCGGCGCGACCTTCTATTTTGCCCGTGAAGCCCTGATTGACGCCCTGCTGACCGGACGTAACCAGATTTTCCTTTCCGCCAGTAAGGCACAGGCCCACGTCTTTAAGCAGTACATCATCGACTTCGCCAAAGAAGTGGAGGTGGAGCTGAAAGGCGATCCGATGGTGCTTCCTAATGGGGCCACGCTTTACTTCCTCGGAACCAATGCCCGCACGGCCCAGAGTTACCACGGCAACCTGTATCTGGATGAATATTTCTGGATCCCGAAATTCCAGGAGCTGCGCAAAGTGGCTTCCGGGATGGCTATTCACAAGAAATGGCGACAAACCTATTTTTCCACGCCATCCAGCCTGACCCACAGTGCTTATCCGTTCTGGTCCGGTGCGCTGTTCAACCGTGGACGCAACAAAGCTGACAAGGTGGACATCGACCTGTCCCACAGCAATCTGGCCCCCGGCCTGCTGTGCGCAGACGGGCAATACCGCCAGATAGTCACCGTGGAAGATGCGGTGCGCGGCGGCTGTAACCTGTTCGACCTCGACCAGCTGCGCATGGAGTACAGCCCGGACGAATACCAGAACCTGCTGATGTGCGAGTTCGTGGACGATCTCGCGTCCGTGTTCCCGCTCAGCGAACTGCAGGCGTGCATGGTGGACAGCTGGGAAATCTGGACCGACTTTCATGCACTGGCCCTGCGCCCGTTTGGCTGGCGCGAAGTATGGATCGGTTATGACCCCGCAAAAGGTACTCAGAACGGCGACAGTGCCGGATGCGTGGTGGTGGCACCGCCAGCCGTATCGGGCGGTAAATTCCGCATTCTTGAGCGTCACCAGTGGCGCGGGATGGACTTCCGCGCTCAGGCTGACGCCATCAAAAAACTGACCGAACAGTACAACGTGACTTATATCGGTATCGACTCAACCGGCGTTGGTCACGGGGTTTACGAGAACGTGAAAGCATTCTTTCCTGCCGTCCGGGAGTTTGTCTACAACCCCAACGTTAAAAACGCCCTGGTGCTCAAGGCCTACGACATTATCAGCCACCGCCGTCTGGAGTTTGACGCCGGGCACACCGACATTGCGCAGTCATTCATGGCAATCCGTCGCGCCACCACCGCCAGCGGCAACCGCCCGACCTATGAAGCCAGCCGCAGCGAAGAAGCCAGCCACGCCGATCTGGCCTGGGCAACAATGCACGCACTGTTTAACGAACCACTGCAGGGCGAGTCCGCCAATACCAGTAATATTGTGGAGATTTTTTGATGGGAAAGAGTAAGAAGAACCGCGCTGCGTCGACGAACCAGATCCAGCATAAAAGTCAAACTACAGCCGAAGCATTCAGCTTCGGTGATCCCGTTCCTGTTCTGGACCGCCGCGAACTACTGGACTATGTGGAATGCGTACAGACAGATCGCTGGTATGAGCCGCCAGTAAGCTTTGACGGACTGGCACGCACCTTCCGCGCCGCCGTGCATCACAGTTCACCAATTGCGGTGAAATGCAACATTCTGACCAGTACCTACATCCCCCATCCGCTGCTCAGCCAGCAGGCTTTTTCACGTTTTGTGCAGGACTATCTGGTATTTGGTAACGCCTACCTGGAGAAACGCACGAACCGCTTCGGTGAAGTTATCGCCCTTGAGCCTGCTCTGGCAAAATACACCCGACGCGGGTTAGACCTGGATACCTACTGGTTTGTGCAATACGGTATGACAACCCAGCCGTATCAGTTCACGAAAGGCAGCATTTTTCATCTGATGGAACCGGACATTAACCAGGAGATCTACGGCCTGCCCGGCTATCTTTCTGCCATTCCGTCAGCCCTGCTCAACGAGTCCGCCACGCTGTTCCGCCGTAAGTATTACATCAACGGCAGCCATGCAGGCTTCATCATGTACATGACCGATGCCGCGCAGAACCAGGAGGATGTGAACAACCTCCGCAACGCAATGAAAAGCGCCAAAGGTCCAGGCAACTTCCGCAATCTGTTTATGTACTCGCCTAACGGCAAAAAGGACGGGCTTCAAATCATCCCGTTATCAGAAGTCGCGGCGAAGGATGAATTTCTGAATATCAAAAATGTCAGCCGCGACGACATGATGGCTGCGCACCGCGTGCCGCCGCAAATGATGGGGATTATGCCTAATAATGTTGGAGGGTTTGGGGATGTGGAGAAGGCCAGCCGGGTATTTGTTCGGAATGAACTGATGCCACTTCAGAAGAAGTTACAAGATCTCAACTATTGGATCAATGAAGAAGCAATAACTTTCGAACACTATAAACTATAATTTAAAAATCATTACCTATGAAAAAAGGTGGAGACAACCTCCACCTTTAACTTAAGCTTTAATATATTTAAATTTGAAAGGATTCGCGTTAGGATCTAATGGTTTTATTACGCCCTCCTCCCTTAACTTTTGCAATGCCTTTTTAACCTTTTGAAGGTCATCTTCGCCACTTAATTGTCTAACCAACTTATTTGTGAGCTGTCCCGTTGGATTTTCTTTAAAATAATTAATAATCACATCCTCAATTGAGGCTATTGTTTGATGCTTAACTATTACAACAAAATTATTGCCCCTTTCTTCAAATACCGGGGCTACCAACCCGGCCTTACGCAATTCATTTTTTGCAGTATCAAGCCCCTCACCAATATCATGGTTCACTGGATTGGGAAGTTTATGCAACAAACGCACTAAATTTGGATTACGAGAAAACCGCTCTTCATATAAATTATTAATAGTCATGTATCCAGGCAATCTGCCTGGACTTTGAACTTCAATCCGGTTGTCATAAACTTTTACGTGCACATCATCCTTTTGGCTGTAATCTCTATGAATAACAGCATTAACTAATATTTCCTTCAATGCTTCTGCAGGATAGCTAAGTTTTACTAGATTTTCGCCGTCTTTGAATGATGCTCCATCAACATATTCTTTTACTTTTGCTATTGTATTTAAAATAACCACTTCAAGTGGCCCCTCAATCGTTACAGGATCTTCCTGTAATTGTTCACGTTTGTACTCTGCTTCAGTTGTTCTAAGCCGATATACTTTTACAGCACATCGAGTATCTAAACATCCTTGAGGCTCTTCATCAAATAGTAAAACACAGCCTACATTCGGGACAAATTCACCATCTTTCTTAGTTAACAGTCGTTGTTTTTTTAAAAAAACTCTCGGTGACTGAGTCGTTCCTATTCTACGTAAATAATCAGAATAATATTCACTTTCAAGAATATCTTCTACTTCAACTATATCCACTGCTTTTTTTTCATAAGGTTCTGCGCCTTTAGAATAGGAAAGCTGAGTAATTCGCTCACCTTTTATTTTTAATTTTTGCGCGTTAGCTCTTATAAAGCAATCGCCAGAGGCCGTGTAATGAACTTTGGGGCTTTTTGGTATATCCACATGTAAAATCAATCCATTGGAAGGTGTTCTTAAATATTCCACCTCAACATTCTCAACAGCTGGATTAGTATTTTCCAATAAGGTCGAAATAATAGCATTCGCTTCCTCTGGCTCATTGAAACCAGATATACGCTCTCTCCCCGAAGCTGCATCCTCTATGCCAATATAAATATTACCGCCATCAGCATTTGCAAATGCTACAAAAGTTTCTTGTAATTTATTAGGCGCTATTTGCTTACTTTTAAAATCATTGAAATGATCTTCAGCAGTGTTTAACAACGCCTTAATTTCCTGCGCTGATATATCAATTACTTCATACATCTTCATTTTCCTTTAATATGTAGCTTGCTAAATTTACCATTTTTAATACTTTTATCAAGATGATGGTATAGATTACTCATCCGCGCGCTCGTATCCCCGCCACGCCTGCCCGCTTTATGCAGTGGTTTTCATGCACATGCATGACATGAGCAAAAGCCCGCCAGTTCTGGCGGATCTGAGCAAAGACGATCCTCAATCGATCATGCGATTTCATGCAGCATAGTCATGCACTGTCAAGGAAGTGAAAATCCGTATCTGAATGGCCACTTGAAAAACGGATCATACGGGTTTACAAAGATGAATGTTCGCTGTGAACGGGAAGCGGAAGTTAACTTTCAGATAACATAATCCATATGCACGAGAACCTCTAAAATAGAATGGGACACCTAAGCGGGGTACTTACAACGATTCTTTCCATATTCACAGTTAACACTCTGTTTGGCGTATTTTTATTCAAATAGCAAACACCAATAAAAGGAGTTTCCATGAACAATATTCCCCCTATACCACAGTTAGGAATTTATGTCTCAAAAATCGATCCCACCCTACGTATCACTGTAACCGATGTTGATATTGTTGATGGTGAGGATGATTCTCCTGATGATGAATTGTTTTATTTAGTCCACTGGATCGAGGGGGAAGATGAAAGTGATATGACAGCAATGGGATTTGAGCTAGACCCAGTAGAGTGGCAGGCTTTCGTTGAATCTGAGCAATTAGTGTTTGAGCGTGATCCGTACATGGATTCAATCCCCGAAAATTCAAACTTGGCAAAGATTCGGGATTTTCTCATGAAGACTAAACAGAATGATCATTCGTAAGTGTAAGCATCCATCAGGAAAATGGTTTTGTAAGTGAATCATCAACTTTTAGAGAGTCTCAGACACTCCCACTTCTGCTTCTGACACAAAGCGGACGATCACTTATCAAAATAACCGCCCACCTTACGCCTTATTTCACTCATTGCCCAAACTAGCCCCCATCAGAATGAATCCTCCTGGGGGCAACATTTCTTAATGCAGCCAGCTGTCGTCCTCCCACACCTTCTGCATAATTTTCATCACTTGTTTTCTTTCTTCATCCAGTTGCAGTCCGGTTAGTTCCACACCGTTAGAGCTACCTTTGCGAATGCGAATTACCGTTTTGGGATACAGGGGGCGCAGATTGCGGTAAAGCTCGGATTCAAGTGCGTCCAAGGTAGACTGGCTAATCTTCTGCTCTTTATCGATCATTATTTCAATGCGCATAAAAGTCACCTCAGCTGATGACATCCATTGAGCGGTTGTATTCGTGGCTTCTGATTTTTGCCATGAGTTCATCAGTCAATTCAGAAACCCACTGCAGAGCCAGCCCCTTCTCTTCATCACTACACTCACTAGCCGCTACAAGCTTAAGAAAAAAATCAATGCGCTGGAGCTTCAAAGACTCCAAAAAATAGTCCTGCATCTTTCCTCCTATGACACCAAAACAATACTGTATACATAACCACTGTTTATATTTACAGTATATAATAATCTTACTGATGTAAAACGTTTTTTTACGTTCATCGGCCTGATATGCCTGGTATTATTAAGAGCACGAATTGTTAACCCGCGTAATTAATACAGGTTCCGCCACTTATCATCTTCCTTCAGACGCTGGTTCCGATAGAAGATACGCAGGCCTGCTCCTGACGGAATACTGCCGCCGCGAAGGAGCAAATCGACTTCTTTCTCGCTGCCATCAAATCCCCTGGACTTCAGTTCATAGACGAGCTGCTGTCGCTGATGGTCTGTAATTCGCTGTTTGTAGTCTTTACGCCGTTTCGGTTTCACCTGGCGTAACCTTGCAGCCAGTTCCCGGCGCTCTTTTTTGCTCATACTGTGCAGGTAATCGTGCAACTCCTTGTCATTCATACGGGTAATATCCGTTCTGGAGTCCCCATCAGCTGATTTGTCTTTCCCTTGTTGGTTCAAATTTTCAGCAAAGGGACAGTTATTGCCACGAGTCCAAGGGGCGCAAGCGCCCTGGTCGGCTACCGCCTCCTGAACGTCAACGGCCTTACGAACCATTTTCCACTTCACTGCATGAGTGCAGATCTTGCCCTCTGCAATGGGTGACCAGATGCCATAAATACGAATGCCGTGATCGCCATAGGCGGTCGGCTCTTCGTTGATTTCATAAGCGGTTCTGATAAGGTGATATTTACGGGGAACCAGTACGCCGCCCTGCTTCATGATGTAGGTGGCAAAACAACCAGCATCAGCAGCAGCCAGGATGGCATCAAGGCGCGGGTCATCCAGTATCGGCGCACCTGCTTTTTTGTCACCCTGTTGCCTTGCCGCCTGACCAGCCAGCAAGCGAAGTTCACGGTAAGCCTGACGTCCCGGAATACCAAAGAAGCGGAACTGCTGAACACGATGCAGAGACGCCCAGGCATTAACGTATTCGGCGTTATCACGCAGGGATTTACCCGTTTCCTTGCTGATCTCGCCAGCCAGACCACGCCCGTCAATGTTCTTACTGATGTATTTCGCGATGTAGCTTGTCGGTGTTCCTTTGCGCGGGTTAATCAGCTCAGACTTAAAGCGTGGCCCCGTGTTGTTGCCCAGCTCCTCGCGGTCTACACGGATGGCAAACTTACGCAGTAATGCAGTGATGGCGCGGCGGTCTTTTTTACGCATGAAGCACATGAGATGCCAGTGCACAGTACCGTCATGGTGCGGCTCAGCCACCCGCACGCCATACCAGCGCAACCCGGTTTTGTGCATTGCCTTACGAAATGCAGCAAACATGCCGACCAGATAATCGCTGCTTTGTCTTACCGTCGCATTTGTCCAGGTCGGGTTGGGTCTGCCGTTGTTGAGCGTGGAATGGAAACGTGACGGACAGGTGATAGTGTAGAAAACGGCGCAGTCACCGCGCATTTCCGCGATAAGCTCCAGACCTTTAACACAGGCCATCATCTCATTGCGGCGATGCGCAGGGTTGCTGCTGCTGGCGTTTACCACATCCTCCATGTCCAGCGTGTCGCCGTCTTCGTTCACCAGTTCATGAGAACGGAAAAACTCCAGCGACTTACGGCGCTGCTCACGTTTATGCATCACGGCTTCATAGCTGACATAGGGAGATGCTTTTTTGCTGACCAGGCAGACAGCACGCAACTGCTCTTCCCGCCATTCGCAACGCATCTTCCATAATTTCCGATACCACCAGTCGGCGCACAACATACGCGCCAGCGAACCCGGAATGAGTTCATAGGGCACGGGTTTACGGCGGTTTCTTTTCCGACGGAGTTGCTCAAACGCAGGTGGGATGACATCCAGACGCAGGGTTTCCGCCGCCACCTTTTCCCATGTCTTGCGGATTTCTTCTGGCTTAACGTCATCGGTGGCATACAAATCGCCACAAGCTGCATCAAGGCACATGCTCATATGCGCAGCTACCAGGGTGGACAGGCGTTTCACCTGATCCTGACTCATTTCAGGCAGGATCAGCAGGCCCTCCATCCCTTGATGGCTTGCCATAAAACGGAAAGAAGCAGACAGCTGACTGTCACGTACACAATCCAGTCGCTCCAGACATGGCTTAATCGTCTCACGCAAATAGCGGGAATAAGCCTTTGGCCTGCCCAGGCTGCTGAAGTATTCGATACGTTGCATCAGCGGCTTGCTAATATGGGTGGGCTGGGCGCTGACGTCCGCCAGAATGACCATGTCCGGGTTAAAACGCTGCTGTTCATGCGCCAGCTTTGCCCGGCTAATGAGCTTATCCTGCTCCATTTCGCGCTGGACAGGATCACGAGATTCATTAAAGAAATAACGCTCCCAGACCTGCTCACTCAGTGCATCGCGGCGCAGCTGTTCCTGCTCATTATCGGCAGCGTACAGAGTGATCAGGTTTGAAAGTGCAGACTCCGGCGCAACTTCCGCCGGGTCCAGATAAGGGTTAATGGCCTTTTTCGGGCCGTTCCATGAAAATGCTGCAGCGGCCTCGTTAAAGCCGCTAGAGTTGCTCATATCGTCATGACTCATACACGTACTCCGTACACGGCAGAACTATCCACGCCACGCGAATAATCAAATCCCATCCAGCAGCACGGCCCGGAAACAGCAATGATTTCTGTTGCTGATTTACCCTCGCCAGCTGCCACACCGATGCTGCGTTTTACCTTGATATAGTGGTGAGTAAAATTGCGATACAGCGAACGGATCAGGGATGTGTCACTGTTAGAAACAATGACTGGATGTCCTTCTGATGACCGATGTTCAAGAACGGATGCCAGGTGATACTGGTCATCTTCAGTGAAACCATCAGTGTGATAGCCGGAAAACGTACCGTCATACGGCGGATCGCAATACACCACATCTCCCGCGTGCAACATTGCCAGCGTTTCATCGAAGCTGGCGCAGATAAATGTTGCCCGCTGGGCTTTTTCTGCAAATGCACGAATTTCTTTTTCAGGGAAATACGGATTTTTATAATTACCGTAGGGAATGTTGAAATGCCCGCTCTTGTTATAGCGACATAAACCACGGTAACCGTGACGATTGAGATACAGGAAATATACCGCTTTCATGAAATCAGTAATTTCAGTGGAGTAATTAAACTCCTGCCTTATGTTGTAATAAGCCACCTCCCTGTTTGCGATCTCAAATAAAACTCTGGCGCGAGATATAAACGATTCACAATCAGCGGCAACCTTTTTATAGAGGTTGATTAAATCAGGATTAATATCCGCAACCAAATAGCTGGGGTAATCCGTCTCCATCATCACAGCACAGGAACCCGCGAAAGGTTCAACCAGTCGCGGGCCAGCAGGAAGGTGTTTTTTCAGTTCGGACATAATGGCGGTTTTATTACCCGCCCATTTCAGGATGGTGCTCATACAGCACCTCCGTTGTAATGTTTGCCTTTCAGCTCTGCGATTTCCTGACAGGTAATGCAAAGCTGCACACCTGGAATGGCGCGGCGGCGTGCTGGCGGAATTGGCGCTTCACACTCAATGCAAAGCACGCGGGACACGCCCGGCGTTTTGGCACGGGCAGCACGGATATGGCGCTGGCGTTCTTCTTCAACGCGCTGCTGTACGAGATCCATTGCATCAGCCATTAGTGGATCTCCTGCGCTTCGTTCTGGATTGCTTCAGCAGTTACACGCAGTAGTTCTGCTGCTTCGACGTGGTTTAGCTGGCGGGATGTGATATGACACGCCAGGCTATCAAGGCGAGCTGCCATTGCTTCAGCCCTTGCCCGGCGTTCTTCCAGACGAGCCTCTGTCAGTAAAATATTAAGCCCTGCATCATCCGGTCCGGTTTTAGTCGTGAGGGTTTCAATATTACGCATAATCAATTCTCCTGAATTTAGATAAAGGGATACCCGGCGGGTTTACGCCATTAATTTCATTAGTTGGTTAATTCGGCATGGTTAGCCGTCTGGGAAATAAGCTCACCACTGCACGAAAATGATTCATTGCTTTAATCAACTCCCGCTTTTCGTCAGTGGTCAGCTCATTAATGCTGATGCTATGACGTTCAGCTGGAATTTTTGCCATAAAGAATATAGCAGCCAGTGCCCGTTTATTTTGTTCGTTATTGATATCCCGTGGATCACGCATATCTTTAATAAACCGCTCAAGCTCTGACTCAATATTCAGGCCAAAAACTTTCGCCCTTAGCTCCGCAATGTGATTAAGTCCATTCAGGCGTTCACCGGGGCTTAATGGAACAGTCGCCGCAGCGCCATTAATTGCCATAATTCATATCCCCAAAACGCAACTATCGTTGTTTGTTATTACGGTAACGTTCAAGAGGAGATACATTTTTTCGTATCGTTTCTTTAACCTGCTCTCCCCGTAAAAACGTCCCATCCTTTAGCGTGAAAAAGTAACTGCCATCGCCCGACAACGACGGATAACAACAGAGCAAATCATCTTCAGGTACTGAATAACTCTCCCCTCTGTAACGAAACTGATAAACCACTTCACTTTCCGCTGCATACATTTTGACTTTCTCCGTTTCCCCGTGGTCAATTCAGACAGCAATTCATCTTGTGAATGACACGGATGCCAGCGTTTACCATCCTCACCCATGATCCAGCCGTGACCGTAGTGCATTGCCGGGCTTTGTTTTACCAGCAGCGATGCAAATGATGGTTCTTTCGTAAGCATAAGCACCTCACAGCAAACCGAATGAAGCACCGAGGCCAGTCACGGTATCAACTGCACTCGCCATCGCAGGATTAGTCTGTAAACGGGCCTGCAATGAAACAGCGGCCAGCGCCATCAGTCGTGTTACAGAGTTAATGCTGCTGATAGCATCACGACGACCTGCACTGGTTTTTACATCGCCAGATACCGCACCTGCAGCAACACGCCCGATCTCTGCGGTTGCACTCATGACGTAATGTGGCAGTTTCTCTTTTGCCACCTCATTAATCGGTACGCATGGCAGGCAGTGAATCTGAGCCAGAAAACCATCTACCAGCGTTGAATCTTCAGTCAGATCGGTAAGCAGCCAGATTTCTGGTGCGGTTAATAAATGAGGTTGAGCCGGGTTCAGCTTGTTCCGCAGAATCTGCACATTCATGCCAGCACGTTCTGCCAGTTGCACCAGGTTGTGGCGCAGCGCGAATGCACGACAGGCTTCATCAAAATGTGGATGTTTGGAAACTTGGTAATCAAACATAGTCGACACCCCTGATGTATCCCAAAATGGAACTAGTTGAATACAACATTGCAATCAGTAAGTGCATCAACGGTAAGAGCAGCAAGGTTGATCATTACCTTTTCTCTTTTCTTGTCTTTCCGAAGGCGATGACGAGGGATGCGACCATCAGCCAGCATATCGTTGATTGTGTCGATAGAAAGACCAGTAAGTTCGCTATAACGCTCAATTGTGACGTGCGGCGTATTCAGAGTTATTGAAATGTTAGGGGTCATGATGCAACATCTCCTATTGGCTTGTGGTGAGCCGGTATTAATCGTGACGAAAACTTCACAAAACGGAGAATAGGTTCGCATAAAGAATATGTCAACTAATAAAATCACATTTCGCCATATTGAAGATCATCTGAAAGCCATGGTCATGCAGAATCGAGGAGGGCAAAAAGTCATTGAGAGAATACTCATGGCCTATGGTTTCAAATCACGCCAAGCATTCTGTAACCACCTTGGTATTTCACAAAGTACAATGGCTAACAGATATGCACGCGATACCTTCCCTGCTGATTGGGTTGTTATATGTTCAATGGAAACTGGCGCATCAATCGAATGGTTAGCATTTGGTTTAGATGCTGAAGAAGGAGTGCCAGTTCCTTCGCCAGAACGGCATGCTGAAAAACAGTCTGCAGATGAATTTTGCAATGAAGTTCACACCCCCACGATAAAGTTCGATAATGAAAACCACATGGATTTCACTCGAGGGGGTAAAGCAGCAATAGAGCGAATTGTTAAGGCTTACGGTTACAAAACGCGCCAAGCCTTAGCCGATCACCTTGGCATCTCAAAAAGCACATTAGCTACACGATACATGCGAGACATTTTTCCGGCAGACTGGATCATCCAATGCTGTTTAGAAACAGGAGTGTCTCTCGAGTGGTTATCTTTTGGTAAGGGGCATTCCAATCAAACAAAGCTAAGTGGGTTGCTTACATTAGACTGCTATGATCTACGTGACGGCAAACTTACTGATCAAAGAGAATTAATCGTTTCGAGCGAAATTTTACCTCAAAATTTAAAACATCCCTATATAGTTAATTCCGCAAATGATTCATATATCATTAGCAAAGAGGAGTATCTTAGCGATGGTCTATGGTTAGTATCTATTAACGGAGAATTTACTTTTAGAGACATATTTAAACTTCCAAACAATCGCATCCGCGTTGAAAACACAAAATATAGCTTTGAATGCGATAAAGAAGATTTGGAATTTAATAATAAAGTTAAAGGAATAATTAGAAAAAGGGTTTAACAATGAGCTTTACGAAAACTATTGAATTTGCAAACTATACCTTAAATTTTGGAGAGGACAAAGTTCTCTTAGATGCTTTTGATTGCATTGTTTTTCCTTCATTTTTCGCACAAAAATACGTTAGAAAATTTAAAGATACAGAATATTTCTTTACTGACACAAAAATTATTACGTTAGATACTACAGATTCAGATTTTATTGGTCCTATAGTTCCAACAATTGCATTGTGTGGCCGCATTATAAAAAAGACCATATTTAAACGAGATCAAATATTTCAAGATGGTCAATTAATTCGAGATCACAGGACGCTAGAAAGTCACCCCAGCTCTATTTTTATTCTTATGCTTAATGAGCACAGATTAATGCTTTGCAAAGAGGTTTCTGGAGCCCCTACCCTAGAAGAATTTGAAAATACTAGCAAGTATTGCCTTGCACAGCGATATAATTCTTTTGTGGATTACGAAGTAAAAAAAAATAAAAGAATTAGAAAGAAAAAATCATACATTGATCGACTGTATAAAAAAGATATTTATCGTAAACTAGGAGCCCCCAAATTACGGGTTACCCCCTTAACAGACCCAAGATCATTGAGCAATTTTGTTGAACTCTTTTCTGTTGTTAATAGATTATCAATTGAGTTATTACCAACAAATAGTGAAAATATATCTCTTGATGGCTTCTGGAGGAAATTTGAACAAGAAAAAGAAGAACTTAATAGTAGTAAAGCTCAATTAGTATACACAAATAAAAATGAAGATGGTTTAAATTCTGAGGCCGTCATTCAAAAAACAACAAGTGCAACCCGAATGGCCAACTCTAAAGTAATTATCAGTGGTAAAGATGAACACGGAGCAAGGCTATCAGGGAATAATGATAGTTTTACTCTAAAAGCATCAAGGCCACAACTTAGTTCTGATTTGGAAAGAGCTGCTCAAGAGGCGTATTCTGCATTCACAGAATTAAAGGATGAAGGAAATATTATTATTCCAGAACGTGAAGATTATACTAAAATTTTTTCCAAGTTAACATCAATAATTTCTAGGTGGCTATAGTATGAAATATACATTCAACCCAGAAGATCTGACCAAAGAGCGATCTTTGCATGATGTTTACAAATTAACTAAAAAAATAAAGGTCAATTCATTTGACTTTTATTTCACATTATTGTTAGTGATATTATTATCTATTAATGCTTTTTGTCTATCTTCATCACCAGAGTTAATTTCATCTATTAGACAATGGACACCTTTAGTATTCGGATTCACTACAACAACATTAGGTTTTTTAATTACTGGATTTACAATATTTGCAACCATAAATAAACCTGAACTTTTCCTTTCATTAATGGAGTATAAGCATCCATTATACGGGATAAGTTACTTAAAATATGTTTATGGTGTATTTATGAGAGTATTTATATATTTCATATTTTGGTCTGTTATCTATCTTTTAGTCCTTCTTTTCGGGCAAGAAAATGGATTGGCTACAAAATTACTCAGAGCCTTAATGTTTTCTCATTGCACTAAAGTTGTTGGAGTTCAAATACTATATATACTCGTAGGAAGCAGTGCAGTGTTCCTTGTATTAACTTTAAAAACTTTCCTGTTCAATATTTATGCTATGTTAATGCAATCTCTACGCTGGGAAGTAGAAAGATAAAATTAACCTCAATGTATGAATCTTAATTCATATACATTGACACTGGTTATACATACAGTAAAAATGCTCTCCACTGGAGGGCATTTTTTATGGCAGTACGAAAACTCACCACAGGAAAATGGCTATGCGAATGTTACCCCGCGGGACGTAGTGGACGTCGTGTGCGTAAACAATTCGCCACCAAAGGTGAAGCTCTGGCTTTTGAGCGTCACACGATGGAAGAAACCGAAGCAAAGCCCTGGCTGGGTGAATCAGTGGATCGTCGAACACTGAAAGACGTGGTTGAGCTATGGTTCAAACTACATGGTAAATCTCTGACAGCTGGGCAGCATGTCTATGACAAATTGCTGTTGATAGTTGACGCTCTGGGCAATCCCCTTGCAACCGATCTCACCTCTAAAATGTTTGCCCACTATCGAGATAAACGCCTGACAGGAGAGATCTACTTCAGCGAAAAATGGAAGAAAGGAGCAAGCCCGGTCACCATTAACCTGGAGCAAAGCTATCTTAGTAGTGTTTTTAGCGAACTATCCCGCCTGGGCGAATGGTCGTATCCGAACCCACTGGAGAACATGCGAAAATTCACCATCGCAGAAAAAGAGATGGCATGGCTTACCCATGAGCAGATTGTTGAATTACTGGCTGATTGCAAACGTCAGGACCCAATTCTGGCACTGGTAGTTAAGATATGCTTAAGCACAGGCGCACGCTGGCGAGAAGCCGTAAATCTTACTCGTTCACAGGTGACCAAATACCGAATTACCTTTGTAAGAACGAAGGGGAAGAAAAACAGAAGCATCCCTATCAGTAAAGAGCTTTACGAAGAGATCATGGCGCTTGATGGGTTCAATTTCTTCACAGACTGCTATTTTCAATTTTTATCCGTGATGGAAAAAACGTCTATCGTGCTCCCTCGCGGTCAACTCACACACGTTCTGCGCCATACGTTTGCAGCGCACTTCATGATGTCGGGTGGAAACATCTTGGCCTTACAAAAAATTCTCGGACATCACGATATAAAAATGACGATGCGTTACGCACATCTGGCACCGGATCATCTGGAAACGGCGCTCCGTTTCAATCCTCTGGCAACGCTGCCAAGTGGCGACAAAGTGGCGGCAGCGGTTGGCATTACCCCGTAA